CGGAGGCGAATAGACCGAGAGGTCAATCGACCCGTCAGGCATCGCGCGCATAACGTCAATGCAGTCTGAGTTGTAGAGCGCGAAGCGCTCCGTGATATGTTGTTTGTCGTTGTTCATAACCAATTGGGGAAAACGGGATTTAACTTGGTATGTTTTGCTCCTTCGATTCGGAGCTCGTCGTTGATTAGCGCGACGAGATGCTTGAACATCGCGTCCGCCTGATCGGCCTTGCGCTGAAGATTAGAGACCACGCCAGACTCTCCCTCGGAAGCCACGACATCAATCACGACGTCGCGCTTCTGACCGAAACGCCAGCAGCGACGGACCGCCTGATACCATTGCTCAAACGAGTGGGACGGGAAGAACGTCTGGTGCGCGCAATGCTGCCAGTTCAGCCCAAAGCCGGCGATCTGCGGCTTGGTGATTAGGACGCGCAATTTGCCGGCCGCAAACGCCTCAAACGTCTCCTCCTTTTTGTCGTCGTCGTCATCGCCAGAGACCTCGGCTGCATCCTCGATCAGTCTGCCGAGCATCTTTCCCTCGTCGTTTAGATGGCACCAGACCACCGCCGGCCGGCCTGTGTTTCCGACCAGGCTTGCTACCAATTCGCACCGCTCGGCAATCGTGCGCCGCCTTTCTTCTCGCTGTTCCTGAAGCGTCATTGCCGGCAGATCAAACAGCATCCCGTCGCGCTGACTGCGCGCCGTCACGACGTGTTCCCTGGTTGTAAGTTTCGGAAGGATGAACGGCCCGTCGTCGCATCCCATATCGCTCGGCCGGCGAACGGCGCGCGCCCAGGAGCAGACCCAGCGCCAAAAGTCGCGTTCGGAATGGCCGCGGAATCTCCACACTCCCGCGCGGTGCTCGTCCGACCGCGAGGTTGTTGGCCCCTGCTTCTTAAAGAAGCGCCCGAGCATATCGGAAAACCCCATCTCTCCGAGCGCTTCGCTTGAAGTCCCGAGCTCGATGTAATCATTCGGCGCAGCCGTCGCGGTGCAAAGCAACCGATACGGAATCTTCCGCGCGAAGTCAGTCACGGCCGACTTCGTCATCCCGTCGAAGTTCTTTAGGATTGAAGACTCATCGCAGACTACGCCCGCGAATTGATTGCGGTCGAAGTGGTGGAGCCTCTGGTAATTGGTAATGACCACGCGAGCCCCAGGCGGAAAGGATCCGTCCGAAGAGCGGACGCAATCGATGCCGAACTTCGCCCCCTCCTCGACGGCCTGCCGCGCAACCGCAAGCGGAGTCAGTACGAGCACGGGTTTATTCGTGTGCCGCACGATGTTCTCGGCAAACGAAAGCTGGATCGCTGTCTTGCCCAACCCGCAATCGGCAAAGATGGCAGAGCGTCCGCGCTGCACCGCCCACGTCACGAGCGCGCGCTGGAAGTCGAAAAGCTTGTCGGGGATAAACGCCGGCTCAAATCCGTGCTTTGCTCCGACGTGCCGCTTCGCATCTAGGAACGCCTCGTAGCTCATCGCATCGCCCTCCGCACCCTGTCGGCGTAGCCCAGCGTCACCGTCTTCTTGTGTCCGGTCGGGCCGCCGTTGTGTATCCGCGCCAGCGTCGCCACGTCGCCAGCTTCCCAAGCCTGCGGCGCGTACCGCTTGAGGTAGGCGGTCGCGACGCGGCGCGCGTAGGCGAGGTCGGTGACCTGCTCGTAGCTGCCGGCTACTCGCGAGTCGGCGTGATACGCGCGCGAGATCTGGAGCGGGCCGAGGCTCTTGCCGTTGTCGCCAAGGATGGCGCCGTGGCGGCCGCTGGTCTCGACCTGGTGCAACGCCCGCCAGAAGCTTTCCGGCGGAGCGGCGTGGCTGGCGGATGCCAGCGCGAGGAGCGCGAGGAGGAGCTTCACGACGCCACCTCCGCGCGGAAGATCGGCGCCATCGAATACTTGCCGAGCGCGTAGACGTACTCGCCGCGGTCGTCGCTGCGGATCTTCACGCGCTTCGTGCTGCCGTGAGCCTCGACCGTAGCGAAGGAGCCCTTGCGGTCGATAACCTTTACTGAGAAGACGCAGTCGTAATCACAAGCGCTGCGAGCTTCGAGAACCTGGCCGGATTGGATGGGAGCGGTCATTTGTCGTTGTGGTGTCTCGGGCGTGATTGCCTCCGACACCACCGACAATGCAGACCCGCGCGCCGCGGTCAACTCTTTTTCTCAAAATTCTGTCCGGCTGAATCTGACAGTCAGACGCGGATCTGGTTTAAAGCCTCGCGCCGCTTCTTGCAGCCGCCGCACTCCGCGACCCGCGTTCCGGCGACGGCATCGATGCCGCGCGCAATTGGCTGCGCCACGGCTGCGACCAAGTCGCCGAGGCCGTAGGTGGTGCAGCGGCCGTATTGCCCCCATCGGCGCGGCGTGATCGGACACGAGGCGCACGGGTCGTTGTGCTGAATTGAGTCGCGCTCGGCGCAAGGCGTCGGGCACTTGCGGCAGAGATCGACGCGGACGGAAACGACGGCTGATGGGATCGGCTTCACGAACAGAAGCAGTCAGCGACGACGGACACGACCCCTGTCGTGCCTTGAATGTCCGGTACCTCGAGCTCGTAAACTGGGGTCTCGGTATCGGTGCCGTTCCAGACGTAAGTCAGAGCGGTGTTTGTTGGCGATCCGCCAGCCTCTGGAGCGAAGCGCTCAACCCAGGTGATGCGATAGCAGGTGTAGCCAGTTAGCGACGGTAACGTGAACTTGTACTCAGCCTTCCGCTTGGTCATCGTGACCTCGTCGGAGCTCAAATCATAGAGCGCGCTTTGGCAATTCCCGTTGCTGAACGAGCCGGAATACGCTGGCAAAGTTGCCGATACGTTCGCGCTCAGAACCGCGTTAGTGTATTCGTTCGAGAGCGTTTCGGTGATGCTGCCCGAAAACTTGAACTCAGCCAAAGCTATCGTGCAGCACACATTGTCACCGTCGATTTTGTATTGAGTTGTTGTTTCTGTTAGCGATGAGCAGCCGGCTTCGAGTGGGGAAAACACGCCAGCCACGTCCAACTGACACGTCGCAAAGGTATTGGAGATTAAAACATTAACACAGTCCGAGTAGAAATCATCGGTAATCTGTCCTGCTTTATTCACGGTGCATACGACAGTATCCCAAGTGCAAACACCTGAGTAGGTGTAGACTCGCTTAGAGGTACACGCTCCGCAATTCGTGTTCAGCGCCTCGACCGTCATTGAGCCTGCCAGCGTGCGGTCGATGTAATACTTTGGAGGATCGCTCGGCGTTCCGTATTCGGTGTAGCCGCACTTGCTCAACGTGGCTTCTGATGTGCGGCAGACCAGCGTTGGCGTAGGCGGCCCATCGCAGGGATCGTCGCGACCTCCGCACTCGCAGCATCCATTATCCCCGAGCCCCTTGATGAAAATGCCCATAGCTTACGGGTCGTAATAGTTGCTCGCGAGAATCATCATCTTCTTCGTCGCACCGGAAACGCAGACCTCGACCTCGCGAAGATAGAGCGAGCGCGTGATCGCGGTGAACGGGATCGAGATTGCGGTTCCCGAATAGGACATCAAGAAGCCGGTCGAGCTTACCTGGAAGTAATTCGTCGAGGCATCGTTGACGGCCACGCCGCCCTGTCCGGCCTTAACGAACAGCGTCGGATCGGAGAAATAATAGCCCGTCGTGCTGATGCGCCACGCTGCGTTGCTATCCGTCCAGTCGATCCCGAGCTCATCAACTCGCGTGACGTTGTCGCCATTGTCCTCAATGCGGAGTCCGTTTGCCCCGATCACGGCAGAGATCGAGGCATCCTCGTAAACGTAGCCGCTGCCGTTGAGGTTTGAGGTGACGCTCCCAGAACTACGCACGGTCACGCCGTCGTAGTCGATGTAAGCGGTGATCGTACCGTCGCGCCATTGCAGGCCGAGCTCATCGATCAGCATCCGGTTCGTGCCATTGTCCTCGATCCGTAGCCCCGATCCTCCAAGGACGGCGGTGATGGTTGAGTTCTCGAACGTGAATCCGGTCGGGCTGATGTTCGACGTGATGCCTCCTGCTGCGCGAACGGTGATGCCCTCGTAATCGATGTACGCCGTGATGATGCCGTCGCGCCATTGCAGCCCTAGCTCGTCGATGGACATCCGGTTCGTGCCGGCGTCTTGAATTCGGAGGCCGATGGCCCCCAGAGTAGCCGTGATCGATGCGTCCTTGTATTCGACTCCGGTCGCGCTGACGATGGTTTCCGCGCTGCCGTTCGCGAACTCAAGGCTCGTCGCCCCGTAGGTGACCGACAGCGTGCCAGAGGTGAGCTCGATGTACCCAGGCCCGAGCGTTCCAGTCGCGGACGCATTACGGAACGTGAATCCGTCGAGATCAATGTAAGCCTTGTTGAAGGCGTCTTGCCAGACCAATCCGTTCTGATCCAGCGTCAACGAGCCGCTCGGTTCAATGAATCGAAGGCCGTAGTAATTGAGAGCGGCGAAAATCCCGTCCGCGTTGTCGACGTAGGTGAACCCATCCTCGC